GTGAACAGGTTAAACACAACCGAACGTGACGGCAATCACGGATGGAATATTTACTCAACCATGAGAGGAGAAAAACATGGAATTATCAGAGGGAGCACAAAAAGATTTAGAAGAAGCGGAACGTCTTGAAAAACAAGCTGATAAAAACGAAGAAGGTTCACAGGAAGGACAGGATGAGGAAGTCCAGCCTGAAGAAGAAGATGAAGAAGAAGGTTCGTTGGAAATCAGCGATGAAGAAGGCGATGATGAAAGACGGGAAAATGATTCAGGAAATAATGAAGATGAAGATACATCCTGGATGGATGATGAAGATCAAGAAGGGTCTGATACCTCTAAGGGCTCTAAATCTGTCCCGCTAACATCGCATATCGAGTTAAGGAGGAAGTTAAAAGGGCAACTATCTGAAAGGGACAATGAACTTGAAGAACTCAAGAAAAAAATAGCAGTTCTTGAGTCTGCCTCCAGTGTTGGAACTCAGAATCAAAACATGTTCACATGGGAAACCAAACAAGATGACTTGATGCCGATCATGGATGACTTTGAAACTGATGATGAATATCGGGTAGCAGTTACCAACTGGAACAGGCAGCAACTTCAAAAAATGCAGGAATCTAATCGTCTTCAAGAACAGGTCGAAGCCCAAAAAAAACAGCTTGCAAACGCCGTTGACGGTCATTTGAAAAGAGCCGAGGAAGTTATAAAAAAACATAATATCGATCCAGAAGCATATGTAAAAGCTGATGAGAATGTCAGAAATGCTATAGGATCTGTTACAGAGAATGGAGACATGGTAACAGACACCTTAATTTCAAAGCTTGGCGCAGGATCTGAAAAAGTTATGTTTAAACTTGGCAGGAACAAGGCTTATCTGGAACAGTTGCAGGCAAAACTCATTAACGATCCCACCGGGCTTGATGCGATGGTGTTTTTAGGAGAAATGAAAGCGTCTCTAAATGGCGCTTCCACAAATATAAACAGAAAAAAATCAAATGCATCTAAACCGGCAAAAAAGATAAAAGGTGACGTATCTCAAGGATCAAAAGCAACCTCACTCCGCAAGAAGTATGATAAAGCTGTAGCCAGTGGGAATACCCAATCTGTAAGGGAGATATGGAATCAGGCTAAAAGTGCCGAAATAGATGTATCTAACTGGTAAGGAGAAAAAAAATGGCTGGAACAATTAAAACCGTAATGAAAATGATGGATAAGTTTGTTGAGACTCACAACAAGCAGGAGCAACTTTTGCCCCTTGTTACTCTCGATAAACCGACACCGTCTGACCTTCAAAATGCAGGGAATGTATACTGGCGTGATGTGCAGCAGCACTCACCGAGACAACAGGGTTGGGACATGACCGGAAATGAAACCGATATCATACAGGAAGGTGTACCCTATGTCCTTGAGGATCCATGGAATGATGTTGTTGAACAAAGAATCGATGACATGAGGGATATGTCATATTGGGAGAAAAGAGCCGAAGAAGCAGGTAGAAAACTTGCTGCCGGCCTTAACTCTGATATCGCTTCTGGTATCGCAAACAATGGATCTTTGTTTTACAGGTCAAACGTGACATCCGGATATGATTTTATCGGCAACGCCATGAAGCTGATGAACGAAAGACAGCTTTATATGACCGATAGAATGTATGTGCTGAATGATGCTGATAATCTTAAATTCGGTATCGATATTGCCGCACGTGAAACTATTGATACATTGCCGTCAGAGATCTGGAGAACAGGCCTTTTACAACCTCAGATTTCAGGGTTCAGGGTTTATACGGGTTCTTACCTGCCTACTTTGGCCGGTGGTGCCGATCCTGCAACAACTGTAACGGCTGATGTATCAGAAAAACCGTTACCCGGGACAGTGGTCAACAACACAGTTGTCACTAACTATGATTATCGGACTGCCACTATCGCCGTGACTGCTTCGGCAGGCTACAATGTTGGCGACAAGGTTTATTTTGCAAACGGTGGGACTCCTGTATATGCGTTGGGACTGATGGACAAGACCAACACTGCAGATCCTATGACTTTTACCATTGTGGCAAAACCAACAGGTACCAGTGTAACAGTTTTTCCGAAACCGATCGCCGCCGATGACGCAGCATTGTCAACCCTGGAAAAAGCGTATGCCAACATTAATACGCAGATCCTTAATACGGCAACGATGAATCGAATGAATATAGATGCCACAAACAGGGTTAATCTGTTTTGGGATAGATCGGCTGTTACAGTTTCCGGTGGTGAGCTTCCATGGGAAAAAATCAAGGAGTGGGGCGGTAACAAATATGTTACTGAAACTTTGGCCAACGGATTATCTGCATATTTAATGTATGATGGCGACATTATTACCGCTGACTTTAAGTACCGATTCATGGTCTGGTATGGGGTTAATGTCAACAACCCGTCCAACGCTGGAGTTGCAGTTACGTACACTTAAACTCTTGACTGAATTTAATTAGTTTTTGGATACAATGTCACCGTTGCCGTTAAGTACGGTAGCGGTGACAATCCAAACTCATAAGGAGAAAAGATGGGAATTGCACTTTACAAACCAGGTGACACGCATGAAATCAGAGGTGTCAAATGCACAATGGAGGTGTTTGAAGTTTGGCAACTTGATTCATGCCTGAAAGACGGATGGAAGAAAAATCCACAAGACACATTGGAGGTTGACAATGCCACTACTACCAAAGAAGAAAAAAAGCAAACCAAAAAAGTCAAGCAATCCAAAAAAAATCAAACCGACAAAGAAGAAAAGAATGTAAAGCCAGCATTTAAACCTATAGAGGAATAATAATGGCCGGTGAACTGAAAATAGATATCATAAATCGTGCATATAGCAAGTTAAGAATATCCGGTATAACTAAAATACCGTCACCTGAAGATATATCGCTTGCCCTAAACACTCTTGAAAACATGATGCATGAGTATTTTGCAAGAGAGGTATGCCTTGACTATAACTTTGAAGATAACCCGGATGTTAACAGCCTGCATAATATGCCTCAGAAATATTGGGATGCTGTTTCGTCTGTTCTTGCTGTCCGTCTTATTCCGGATTTTGGAAAAGGTTTTAATGTTGACCAGGCATTAATAAGGCAATCTGGATCCGCTTCAAGTTTTCTTTTTTCTCAGACTGCAAATGTTAATCGTGTTCAATACCCCAACAGAATGCCAATTGGATCCGGAAATAGATACAAAAGATATGATTATCAACAGTTTTATACAGATCCAGAAGAAGCTCCAAACTCATGCGCTACAAATAAAATGATAATCGGTGATATTAACGATTATGTTGAAAGTTTTGAACAATATCTTAATGATGGAGAGGACGTTGCATCATATACGCTTACAGCAGATGGCGGCTTGACTGTTGTATCACAGTCATTATCCACACCTAATGTAAATTACCGGATAAAAGCTGAAACGGTGCAGGTAAACCAGAAAGTTGTAATTGTAGCAACAACCTCAGACAGCAGGGTTGAAACAAGAATTATCTATTTTGAACTGACAGACGCAGAGGACTATTAATGCCAGTTGAGCCGATAACATTAATAAAAGGCGACAAGCTATCTATCGAAACTGATTACCGTGATAATTTGCCCGTGAATATGTACGCAGTTAAGCGTGATATTTTAGGTGCTCAAGGCTATATGATAGAATACCCTGGATTAAGGCTGTTAGGCAATGTCAATGGTATCGATCGTGGAGCAATATATAATGACAGGATAGTAAAGCATTTTCGGGTATCAGGCGATAAGCTTATAGAAGTGTCTCCAGGTGGTGTAGAAACTCAATTAGGCACCATATCAGGAACAGAGCAAGTATCATTACCATACAGCTTTCAAAGTCAGGTCATTATAGCAGATCAAAAGATGTATAGGTATACTACCTCATTGGGCCTTGTCGAAGTGACGGATCCTGATTTAGGCAAACCTATAGATTGTGTATGGATAAACGGCTATTACTTTTTGACAGATGGGGAGTCTATTTATCACACAGACATAACGGATGAAACAAGCATAGATCCATTAAAATTTGCAACTTCAGAATTTAGCCCCGATCCGACTTTAGGCGTATCAAAGACACAGGACAATATAGTAGTTGTCTGGAACAGAAATTCCGTTGAGTATTTCAAAGACATTGCTCAAACAAATTTTGCTTTTACCAGGCTTGAGAATAGGGCGCAAAAGATAGGCATTGTGGCCACACATGCAAAGACTGAGCATAAAGGAACATTCTACATATTGGGAGGAGAAAAGGACGGCAGTATATTCGCTTATGCCGTTGGTACTGGAAGTAACGTCAAAATATCCACAAGAGAAATAGACCGGATTATCGAACAATATAATGAGGAAGATCTGAAAGACGTTCGTGTTGAAAGCAGATATGAAAAAGATGTATCTTTTATTTTAATGCATTTACCGAACGAAACTCTATGCTATAACGTAGACATAGCCAATACTTTCGGAAAAGAATATGCATGGTCAATACTTCAAAGCGATATAAACGGCTCTATGCCATACAGAGGGATAAATGGAGTGTTTGATGGCAGGTCTGGCCAATGGGTTTACGGTGACAAAAGAGAGGGAAAGATAGGGACTTTGGATGAAACCAGTGGGAACCATTACGGTGATAAAACAGAATGGATCTTATTCTCCCCTCTTTTAGACCTTGAAAGATTTTCCATTGACCAGTTAAGTATAGACACTATAACCGGTCATACTTCTGTTGATGATGCAACAGTGGCGTTTTCAGTAACTTATGATGGTGTCATATTCAGCAGTGAGTATTGGAGTCTATACGGAACACCTTATAATTATAATCTTAGATTTTTTCTAAGGAGATTGGGATCTGTGAATAACTGGATAGGGTTTAAATTTAGAGGGGCAGCATCTTCTAGATATGCGTTTGCAAAAATGGAGATAGAATATAACTAATGGCCGATCCTGTTAAAATACCTCGATTAACAAGAGTGGATTTGGGCGCTGTAACATTAAAGCAGATTACAGACTGGCCGACTGTTTTAATAGAAGACTATCTCAGCATAAATGATGACAGCTCTATAGTTATAACCACGGTAAACAATATAATTGACGCTATAACTCCACTTTTAAACCTGTCAAACAGCTTACTTGTGGCAACAGATTCAAACGGTGATGTGGTCAGTGTCTCAGACCTTACCTCATGGATAATACAGCAGTCAGATAAACGTGTTATTGTAACTGATAATGGCAATGGGACCGTAACTCTAAATCTACCACAAGATATCGATACAACTTCAACACCTGTGTTTGCAGGACTTGGAATTGGGACACCGACTCCAAGAAAAAAGGTAGATATACTTGATACGGCCATACAGTTACGATTAAGCTATACTGACAATGCTGTTTATGTGGATCTTGAATGTGACAGTACCGGAAACCTTATAATAACACCGGCAGGAGATTCAGTAAAAACAGTATCCGGACGTATAAAAGAAAATCTCAGAATTGTTACAACTCCGGTATCGATACCATATAATGTTGAAGTTATTTATGGAGATACTGATGTGGGGAATCTTGTCGGTAATTTACAACAAGGAATTAACGGTCAGCATTACAGGTTTATAAATACGGGTGGATCCGGAAACACTTTTACAATAAACAGGGCTGGAACAGATACAATAAACGGTGCAACATCACAGGTTTTAACAGACGGTCAGACCTTAGATATAGACTATGAGACAACCGAAAAATGGTGGGGTATCAAAGTTTAGGAGAAAAATATGGGATTATTAAGTGATATTTTTGGTGGTGGTGGGGATGATGCAGCAGACGCGGCAACTTATGCGGCTAATCTTGACTATGCAGGCCGTAAAGAAGCTTTAGACTATTTAAAAGAGGTCGAAAGGCTACCGAGACAGTATAGAGAGGCTGCATTGGGATCATTGGCAGGGCTTTATGGCTTGCCAGGTGGTACGGGTGGTAGTCAACAACAGTATATTGAACAAGCCATGACATCTCCGTTGTATCAATCCCTTATGGGTGGCAGAGAGGCAGGGGAGGAAGCCATACTCAGGAGCGCAGGAGCAACGGGTGGGTTGAGATCCGGAAATGTTCAAGGTGCTTTGTATGATTACAATACCCAATTACAAAACCAGGCATTGCTGCAGGCTTATAATCAGCAACTACAAGGGCTTCAAGGTCTTGCCGGTTTACCCTCATATGCCCCACAAATAGCTCAGGGAATGGCAGGGTTGGGACAAACACAGGCGCAAGGCGTAACGGCAGCAGCCCAGGCGCAACAGATGGGCAGGCAGCAGGGAATAAGCAACCTGTTTGGATTAGGCCAATTAGGGATACTGGCAGGGGGTTTATTTTCTGACCGGCGTTTGAAATCTAACATTAAAAATATCGGTAAAATAAATGGCCATAATTGGTACACATGGACATGGAACTCTGTTGCAAATATGTTGGGCTTGAATGGTGAGTGTCAGGGATGTCTTGCAGATGAAGTCTATAAAAAGAATAAGAAAGCAGTTATCATGAAAGATAATTTCCTTTTTGTTTTATATAACGATCTCGGAATATTTCCAGCGGAGGGCTAATAATGGCTAATGGAAATCCTTTTTTTGTTCAGCCTATGGGTGATATCACTCAAGGATTGCAGGGTTTAGGTGGTGCATTGCTTCAGGCTAATCAACTGAGAAAGCAACGTCAAATGATGGAAAAGAGGCAGTCAGAAGAAAAAGAGATAGGAACTATATTTGAACTGCTACAAAGCCCTGAAAAAACACAAGAGATAATAACCACAACCGAAGGACCGGAGGCAGGCCGTATCCTTGATATATACAACAGAGATCCGGAGGCATTCAAAAAAACACTTGAGCAGAGATTGGCTTTTATGGCTCCCAAAAGATATGAATCATACCGGAAAACCATGAAGGATGTATCAAAGGCTAAAGAAGCTAAAATGCAGAAAACCGGAGCTTTCTTGGTAAGAGATCCCGAAACCAATCAAGTAGGCATAACAACAGGTGTTTTCGATCCGAATAAAGGCACACTGACAACAGAAACTGCAGAACTGCCAGGATACCAGGTTGTATCAAAATTAGGTGAAACTGCAAGGGAACAGACAGAAAGAAGGGTAGGAGAAACAGAGAGAAAAGCAACTGTAAAGGGTCAGGAGTCAAGGGCAAATGAGCTTATTACCAGGGGTATAAATGCGGCAGAGTCGACGGCTATTTTAAGACGGGGTATAGACCTTCTTGACGATGTAAAAACCGGTGGTTTTACCAATGTTGTCAGATTAAGAGCAAAACAGTTTTTCGGTGTTGAAGGTGCGGATGAAGGCGAGCTTTCCGCAAACCTTGGAAAAGCTGTCTTATCACAACTAAGGGAAACTTTTGGGGCTGCATTTACAGAGAATGAAGGCAAAAGGCTTGAAAGAATAGAGGCCAACTTTGGTAAATCACCAGGGACGAATAAACGTCTTTTAAATCAAGCCCTTAGAATATCAGAAAGAACAGCAAAAAGAGCGATGGAAGCGGCAAGGAAAAGAGGAGATCAGGAAACCGTTGATGATATAAATGATCTTTTGACTTTTGACCTTGGATTGCAGGAAGGGGCTGAACCAGAACCTGATACAACGGCAACAGATTATACCCAAATGAGCACTGATGAACTTATGAGGCGTAGAAACGAATTACTGGGACAAAGAGGTCAATAAAATGCCTAACGGTCAAGATGAACTTGCATTGATTGAAGCTGAATTAAATAAAAGACTTCAAGATCCGAACAAGCAAATAGAAGTCATAGAGTCTGAGCTAAGAACGAGAGGGGCTATACCAGAGAATCAACTTGAAGCTGTAAATGCAGGCTTGAGTTTCCCACTTTCCGGTGAAGCAAAGCAAAGGGCAATAGAGGCAATAGACAAAAGCATTGAAGCAAGAGAACTTGAAAGACAGGCAAGAGAGGAGCAGATAGCAGCACTACCACTAAACGAGCGCTTGAGATATGAGTCAGCTCAGGAACTTGCATCTGAGATCGGACCGTTAAGGTCTTTTGCTATCGGCGCAGGAAGAGGTATGTATAATATAGGTAGGGGACTTGGCATGGCTGAAAAGCCAGGTATGGCAGAAGAAGCCGCCATAGGAGCACTTGAAGAACAAAGGCCGATTACTCAAATTGGCGGCCAGATGATAGGAGAGGCGGCTCCATTTGTACCATTTGGCGTTGCAGCAGGTGGGATACCATCATTGGCTGGACGTGCAATTACAAGTGGCGTATTAGGTGGGATAGAGGCCGGAATATTATCAGGAGCAGAAAATGGAGAACTACTCAAGCAAACGGGTATTGGCGCTGCTATTGGAGGTGGCACTGAGATTTTTTTCCCTGTCATTGGTCGCCTTGGCCGTAAGATTTTTAAACGCGTGAAAGGTTTTGAGCCAAAAGGTGCGATGCTTGATGCCTTAGGAAGGCCAACGGCTGAACTACAAGAGGCATTGACAGAGGCAGGTATTAGTTTTGACGATTTGGGACAAGATGCTATTAATGTATTAAGAGAGTCTAAAATAGGTACAGATCCTACACAGGCGGCAAGACAGGCTTTATTTGCAGAGGAGGGAATACCCCTTACAAGGGGAGAGTTAACCCAGGATTTTTCACAACAGGCAACAGAACAAAGATTGATAGGTGCAGCAGAAACTCCTCTTGCATCTCCTATAAGAGAATTTAAACTCAATCAAAGCCAAAAAATAAAACAATCCCTGGAAGATATCACAGGGTTAAGCCCTACAGAAGAGGAAACCGGAGCATTGATACAAGACGCTCTTTTAGGAAGAAAAGAGTTATTAAGGTCGACCAAAAACGATTTATACCGGCAGGCGTCTGAAAAAGCAGACATGATAGGTGGAGTTCCAATATTCACAGATAACATCAAAGAATCTGTACCCGATAAAAGAACATTAAGAAGGCTATCGAGGCTTCAGGGTAATCAGATAGAAGCCCTTGAGGATCTCCTTGTAGAATTTGGAATATACGATGATCCAACGGCTATTGAGGCTTTTATAAAAGCAGGTGGTGAGGTAGAACCTTTGAACGTCCAAAATTTTGAAGAGTTTAGGGCAGCACTTAATACCATAGAAAGATCAGACCAAACAGGAACGACTTCTGTTGCCATTGGACCTATAAGACGTGCTCTTGATGAGGAGTTGATAGACTTTTCAGGATCCCTTGAAGAAGCAGGTAAAAACCTTCCTGAAGATTTATTATCAACCTTAAAATCTGCAAGAGAAAATGTCGTTCAATTAAAACAGGAGTTCTCACCACAAAGCATAATCGGCAGGATTACCGATGTAAAAAAAGACGGTATATCTCAGGTGACTGCTTCATCAAAAGTTTTTAACCGGATAACATCAAAAGCCACACCTGTTGAAGATGTGAGAAAACTTACAGACTCTTTAACAAAGGCAGGAGGTAAGGGTGAGGAGGCTCTTGCAGCATTGCAGGCAACTACTTTGATGGATCTTGTTGGTGCTGCATTCGGAACGGAATCAAGAAAGATAGACGGTATAAAGGTATTTAATCCGATTGCTTTCAAAAAAAGGCTCAAGAATATAGGCCAGGATAAAATAGAAGCTGTTTTCAGCGATAATAAATCTGTAATAAGGAAACTTAAAAACATAGATAAAATAGCTGAAGATTTAACTCCTCCAGCAGGAGCGGTGCCAAAAGGAAGCGCTCCAATGATACTTGACGCACTTGAAAAACTAGGCCTTTTAACAATAGCCGGTAAAATACCGGGTGGATTATTTTTAATAGAAGGCCCACGCATAGCAGCAAAAGCAGCAAAAGAAGGTGCAGACGTTAGAAGAGCATTGGACGCAAGGCCTGAGTTGATACAGTACAGAAATATGATAGAAAGAATAATGCCATCTCTGGCTAGCTCACTTGGAATAGTAGGGGCTATACAATATCAAGAAGACAACGACACCTGAAGAAGGAGAAACCATATGGCAAACATAGTTAAACTTGGTCCTGAATATTTTCCATTGTCTGATAAGGGCAAACCTATAAGTAATGGATATATATATGTAGGTAATGCTGACACAGATCCAGAAATACCTGGCAATCAAAAGCAGATCTCTGTTTTACAGGAAGATAACAGTATTGTCCCTGTTGCTCAACCATTAAGAACTTCGGCAGGAGGAGTACCCGTTTACAGTGGATCTCCTGTAACTATTCTTGTGGACGGAGAATACAGCCTTAAAGTTAATGATTCAACAGGTAGCCAGGTTTATTATATTCCAAGGAGTTTCTTTCCGGATACTAAAACATATATAAGTTCGTACAATGGTGACTTGCCTGCAGCGGTGGCAGATATAGGATCTACAGAAACGATTTTAGTTATTAATGAAGATTTGGATACTTTGCAGGCTAATTTGACAATACCAGATAACATAGTGATGGAATGGTGGTATCCATATGACATAAGGGATGATGCAAACAACGCAAACCTTACCATAAATGGTGAAATCATAGCAGGGGCGTGGCAAATATTTGATTGGGGCAACGGTTCAGGCACCATTACATTTAAAAACGGAACGATTGTTCAACAGGCGTGGCATGGAAGTTTTGCAGAAGCCGTATCCGATATAGATTCATCATCAAATGTTGAGGTGGTTATATCAGAATCAGAATCAATTGCAGCAAATCTGACTGTTGGTGACAACATAACATCAAATTTTATAAATAAAGCAATATTGTCTGATACTGTTGCAGGGGCAGACCTTGTATTCAATGGCAGCATAAAGGCTCCTGAAGATCAGCAGATATTTAATTGGGGTACAGGTGCAGGAAGTGTCACAATAAACGGATTTAATGTGTATCCTGACTGGTTTACCGAAAATGCAACGCCCGGGACAACAGACATGACCGATGCATTAAATAATGCTGTTGAAAGCGGATGTAAAAATGTTGTTTTAAGTGGTATCTATTCTTATTCTGGCATTACTATTCCTTCAGCCACTTCCAACTTGAGCATAAAGGGTTCTGGATCTGGAGGAGCAACAGAATTAAGATATACAGAAGCAACAGGAAACGGTATAGATTTTGCCGGAGAAGCAGACAATTTAACAATATCAAATCTTTTAATGAGTTCTCCAAGCAATTCTACAGGATGGGCAATCAGGGCCAACACAGGTTCAGGAGTTGCTCTCAGAAACACGATTCTTGAGAATGTATACATTGATGGTTTTTTAAACGGTGTCAACATAAGATTTTCAGTCAATATACTTATTAGGGGAGGCAATCAGACAGGTCAGGGCATAGGATCAGGTGGAGTCGCATACCAAATAGGCGAAGATGTAACCGACAGTAATAATATGACCGTATTTGAAAAAGTCTATACAACCAATTATGGGACCGGAATATACAGCAAATACTCTACAACAATGCATATATATGATAGCATTATAGGTGTTTGCACTACCGGTGTTCTCCCTAGTGCTGGAGTTCTGTATATGACAAATTGTTATTTTGAATCTAACACAACTGCTATTGACAATACAGCAAATGCAAACGTATCCGGTGGTTGGGTATTAACAGGTTCAGGAAATGCAGTCATACCTGGATCTATACATAGATTTAATCGTGGTGGGTATCAGGCCATTAAAACAGTTGCATTGCTAACAAGTTGGGCTTTAACAGGTGGGCCCACAATCATTCCTTTTGACACCGAGGAAGAAGACACTGAGTCAGCTTTTGTTATAGGCGCAAATGCAAGACAGCTAATACCGTATGATGGATTTTATAAAGTAAGTTTAATAGTGACATTTTCACCAACTGCTTCAGGTCAATGGATATCAGCAGACTTATATAATGGCACGGCTCAGATACCTGGAACTTCAGTTCATAATCAAAGTTCAGGAACGTCACCATTAAGCGTGACGGTTGACCGGCTAGTTTGGTTAACCACAACCGATCAACTGTCAGGCAGAGCCAGCACAAGTGCTGCAATGAATTTAGTTTCAGCTTGCATGTCAATCAATGCTATAGGTTTTTAACTATTAGTAAGCCTTAAATATTCGAGATAGAGCTTTTTCCTGGTATCAGATCTTTTGGGTATGTTTTGATATCCAAGTTTGTGCATGGCCTCAATTAAGTGTTCATCGTTTTCGACCAGTCTGCTTTCAATGGCTATCTTTATTTCTTCATCACTCATATCGGTGCCTGGATCAGGTTCAGGTACATTATCATTTTTACCGTTGGCAAGGTTGTCGATATCTTTGTCAAGCTTTTTAGCGTTGGTCTTTGATGTCGAAAACCAATCTTCACGTTTTGACATTCCATCTTTCATTGAGTTTCCGATCTTTCTTAGTTCTGACAACTCCTCATAAATTATTTCGGAAACAGGATGTTTAAGTCGTATTTCTATCATTTCTTGAGTTACGCCGATTTTAGAAAACGATACAAGCAGCCTTTTAATCTGGTCCTCTATTGGTTCGCCTGAGTCTGAGTTCATTGTTCTGTCACAGGCACAAACAGCGTCTTCAACAATATCACCGGGAACAATACCAAGTATACACGCTCTAAGCCTCCTTGCTCCTTGGTTGGCAACCATTTCATATATATCCCTTGGATCATCCAGCTTGTAAGAACCTTTTTTTGTTTTTCTGATATGTGGCACCTTGAATGTCTTTGTCTGTCTCGTGTTCGTTTCTATATCCCA